TTTGCTTACGAGAACCTAAATTAAATTCTTGATAAGACTTACGCATAAATGGAGTTGTATCTTTAGTCAAGTATCTTTCTTCATACTCATACTCAGTAAGTCCTTGCTTAGATAACGTGCCGTCTTTTTTAAGTTTAGGTGTAACCATTTTTTCATCAACCCAACGAGGTTTAAATACTTTATGTACTTCATCTTCTACTTCTTTCATACGTGCTTGAAGCTGAGATAAAAGCATGACTCCTTTCTCCATATCAAATTTAAATCCAACTCGTTCTTGCTCGTGTAATATTTTAGCTACCGAAGTTTCTAACTCTATGCTTTCAGCAGAGAATCCTTCCGAATATTTCTGTAGTATTTCATACACTTTTTTATTGAGTTGAACATCTTTGATACAATACTCTAACATCTCTTCTGTAAATACATCCCATTCAGGCTGATCAGACTTATGAAACTTCAAACGATAACCCCACATTTCTAAACTATGACCACCTTCTCGTGTTGGTTTTAATAGTCGTGAGATTAAAAGAGTATCAATAAGTTTAGATGACTCTGCTAAATCCACACCTGTAAGTTTTTTAATAGCAGGGATATCATACCCAACAATATTATGTCCAATAAGGGTATCGGCTTTACTTAAAAATTCTACACCTTCGTCTATTGTGTCAGGTTTAAATTTATATATATTATCGTGTTCATCTATAGCTACAATACAATGTATCTTGCTAGGATTTAAGCCGTCTGTTTCTATATCAAATACTAGTTTCATTAGAAAGGTACTCCGTCTTTATCATCTAACAAATCTGAATAATCTTCTTCATTCATTCTACCTGTAACAGGGTCATAGATTAATGAAGTAGCTAATCCTACATCTCCTGTATATCTTGATTTAAGAATACGAAGTCGAGTAGTTCTAGATTCTAAATCATCATCAGCTTGTTGGTTTCTTTCTAAAGCTATCACACAGTCGGATAATTGAGCTATAGAATTACTACCTCTAAGGTGAGATAAACTAACTGTAACCCCATTCTCATGTCCTTTATCTCCACTAACTCTACGTAAATGAGAGACAAGTATTATACCAGCACCTGTTTCTTCGACCATACTTCTAAGCCTAGTCATAATAGAATCAATTGCTCTACGTTCATCACCTTCTGATGTAGCAGAAACGAGCATGTGTAAATGATCTACAACTACCCACTTACAATCACATCCTACAATAAGGTATCTTAATTTTGAAAATATATCTTCTATATCATTAGTTCCAAAATGAGCATGGACAAATACTCTATCATCTGAAAATACTTTTTGGTACATTTCTTTCAATGTATCTTGATTAAAACTATCTCTTATGTGATCTACGTATAGTCGTGCGTCAGCTTCAATAGAAAGAATACCGTCTACTGTTCGTTGCCAAGATTCCTCAAGAGCAATTACACCTACGTTGTCATCAGTCTGTTCAACAAGCCAATGTTCTAATTCTCTAGTTAAACTAGACTTACCCAAACCTGTACCTCCACAAATAGTAACCATTTCGTTTCGTCTCAAGCCATATAATTTTTTATTTAATCCCGTCCAAGGGTAAGGAACACTCTCAAGTTTTTCCCTATTAAAAAATTCTTCTTCTTTCTCAGAAACTCTAATGATTCCACTTGGAGTATAAAGCTTTGCATCCCACCAAGCTCTCGTAAACTCTTGGTATTTTCCCTTACGAAGCATCTCGTTAGCATCTTTAAATCCGTCAGGCAATGTTATTATCTTAGCTTTGCCAGGTTTTATAATTGATGCTACTTTTTTAGCTGCTTCAGTTCCTGCTTTATCTTTATCAAAACAGATCATAATATTGTCAAAGCTTTCTAAGTATTCAATACTTTCTTTAACATCTTTAACGGCAGACGAAGCTCCACGTTTAATAGAAACTACTGCCCACTTACTACCAAGTAGTTCATAGGCTGCCATAGCATCACATTCACCTTCAACTAAGGTGATGTATTTACCACCCGATTTAAATTGGTTCTCTCCAAATAATCCAGTACCTGTGAAAGAACCTGTAACCGAAAACTTCTTATCCCTAATGTATCTAATTTTGTTAGCCGTGACTTCGTTGTTAATATGATACGGATATATATGTTGAGCTATAGCTCCGTCACTTCCATATATAACTTTAACACCGTATTTCTGTGCAGTTTCTTTCTTGATAGACCTGTCTGTTAGAGGTGCAAATAATCCTCCATGTGCGTTTAACGCAGTAGTGTCTTTCTGATCTGTCACTTCTTCTTCTCCTACGATATTATCATCATATTTTATATACCACGTTTCACAACTAAAACATTTAGCTGATCCGTCTGCATTCATGGAGACAGCATCACTACTATCACATGCTTTACATGGTAATCTATGTTTTATAAATTTACTTTGTTCCATAATTCCTCGTTATTATTAATATAAAAAGAGGGCAGATTTCTCCACCCCCCTTTCATTAGGCACACACTAATCCGAAGATTCCTCTTCTTCTAAAGTTTCAGTCTCTTCAGATTTAGGTTCTTCCCCTTCATTAACTATGTCAACTATCCTGTTCGAAAAGAAATTAATACCAGCTTGTAACTCTTCCAAGTCTAAAGTTAGATTAGCTTTCTTTTGATTCAGTCTTTGAAGTCTACCAAAGATTCCTTGACCTTCTTGAGGTAAGTCCTCTACTGATATATTAACTCCGTCAATAGTTATATAGGGTGACTGAGGTGTTGTGTTGTCATCTGAAATAGTCATTAGAACTCACTCCCGTCTTCATCAGACTCTTCATATCCAAGCTCTGCTCCGTCAACTGAACGACCTTCAAAAGTTACAAGGTCTAATACTTGCATTGCTTGAAAGTCTAAACTCCTTCCTGATTTACCAGCATACTCCCAATCATAAGGATTAAATTGAACCCTTACTTTAGAGCCATTACCTACCAGTTCATCAAGAGGTTTCTTGTCTTTATCAAACAATTTTGGAGCATTACGAACCATTCCATTTGGTCCATTCACCTTCCTCTTAATTACAAGAGCTGGACCTTCTTCCATTTCACGGATAGAACATCCTTCTGCTCTGTATTTCTCTGCTGTATCTCTGTCGACCACGAGGTTAGTCTGATATACAGGTTCGAATTTTGTATTGGGGGATTTTGCACTTGTCCAATACGCCAAGCCTTCTTCTATTGCCATATGTTATTTACTCCTATAATTTATGGTTTTTGTTGTTGCGAATATACATTATACCAAACTAGACTGCAACCTGTCAAGTAGTTTTAGTAGTTAAATTAATTAAGAAATTACTCATGCCTGATTGTTCATTAAAATTTATTAATATGTCATATGTATTTGACTCAGGCATATGCTCAACAGAATAAGAATCTTTGTTCATATACATTTCTTTACCATGTTCCGTACAAAAAATATCCCATTCTTTAAATTGTTCTTTGGTTAATCTAAAAATCTTTTGGTCTCCTCTTTTCATTTTCTTTTCCTGATTAGTTTAAATTTATTTCTCCACTTACTTTTCTTATAGATTGCCATAGTTCCGTCAGCATATCTAACTTCAATGACTCCATTATCTGCATAAAGAGAAGTGATTGTATCTTTTTTGACCTGTTCTTCGTACATAGGTCTAACATCATACTCAGTCATAGTCTTCTTCTAATTCTAAATCACTTAGAGCTTCTTCAAAAACTGATTCACATTCATAGAATGCACTCTCTAAGTTATGCTCGATTGATGTTACTTGATCTAATAGTTCATTCATCTCGTCAAGTAAACCATGCTGATCAGCTAGACTAGAAAGTTTTGTTGTGATTTCACCAACAGGATAACAAAGATACTTAGCTTCTTTAGTTATCTCTCTAGCTTCTCTTAAGGCACACTCTAATTCGTGTCGTTTATCTTTAACACCTATCCATTCTGTTACCCTATGGAATAAAAACTTTCTATAATTATCATCTTCAAGTTCTATATCGACACCACCGAAGCCTTCAAAATCTCCGAAGAATTCTCTAGGTTCGACTTCTCTATACTCGTCATGGCTTCCATACTTAAACTTAAGAGTTGAATGAGTTTGTATAGCTTCTATAACATCTAGTGTTGCTTGTGATATGTTAATCATTTTGTTTTCCTTATATACTTCCAATTCTCTCTATCAAATTCAAGACCTAATAAGTCTCTAAGTCTCCACTCTAAGTTATCTAACTTAGTTAAATCACTTAGCCACAACTCTCCACACTCATGTAATGTAGAAGTTGCATTATCTAATTCTTTTAGATACTCCATATATTTATCTAACTCTTGTGGAGTTAATTCAATAACTGTTTTAGTTTTTAAATGTTTTACTTTCATTTTCCTTGACCTCTATATTTTTTATATGTAGCTTTCTTTCTCTTAGGCATAGTGGCAAAGCCTACATTTCCTCTACCAATATGCGTTTTCTTACCTCGTGAACCTGTAATAGGTTGATGCTCTACTATAAGTCTTGTTCGTTTTACCATGCAACAAACTCCATTTTAGGTTCAACAAAATGTCCCTCTGGTAAAAACGTGACTGCTTGTTTTACTTCTTCTAAAGTAAGCGTAGGAGCTATTGTTTCTCCTTCATTATCTACTCCAAGTATTAAACCATTGCCAGCTAAATCCACAGAGTTTAAATCTCCCTGATATTTAAAGTATTTTTGAGGGTTTACAAACAAACCTTCATCATCTACATAAATAGAATTTATATTGTCTATTCTTTGAACATCAAAAGTGGAACAACCTACTAACTCATAAATATTTTTAAGAGTATCGTCATGTTCTACCTCTCTGACTTCTTCGTTTTTTGTATCAATTAATATTGCTTTCATATTATTCTCCATAGTTATTAAAATGTTTCATAGCATAGTGGTATGCGAAGTGATCCAACGCTTTACAGTCTAACCCAAGAGCTATCCCCTTGTCAAGTCCTTCCTCATACAATGCTTCTTTTCTTAAATCATTAAAGTGATTGCTCATTTTTTCTCCTTTGTTCTTCTGCCATAAAATTTAAATCTGCTGATGATACTGCTGATGTGCAATGAGTTTGTAAAAACGCAAACGCTTCACCTAAGATAACTTTATCATCAAAATTATTTTCAGGATATACCTTTAGAACATGGTCAACCACATCATTAAACAGATCAGGTCTCCCTTTTATTTCCCAATAGTCTCCTAAAAAATCTATTACTTCTTCTCTCCAAATTATTTCTTCTTCAGTCATTAGCTTTCTCCTTCAAGTCTTCAATAGCATCTTTCAGTTCATCAATCTGATGTTGTAATGAATCTATATCATCTTGAATATCATAATTTAAATCATTAACTCCCTGACTAATCTGTTCAATAGCATAGTCATGGTCATACTTTTGACGTTCTTCAATATCAAATAAATTATTTCTAATATCACTAATCACATTTGAATCTTCTATAATTTCTAAGATTGCATCAGTTATTATTTTTATTTCTTTATCCATTGTCAGTCTCCTTTTTAATTTGCCAACCTGAAGATTGAGTCCAATATAAACTATGATCAGCCTCACCTTTATCATTAAATGGAATAAATTCTATAATTATATGTCTAAGTAGATTGTCATTTAAATATTCTAATACATGATCTTTTACTTGAAAGACATCTACATCATATAAGTCATGAGGCATTTCCCCATTGTCATGATCAAATTTTACATAAGCTGTAATTTGGCTATGTGTGGTATTTAATGTTTGTTCTTTTTTATTCTTCATTGTCGTTCTCCTCTACTAATTCTTTGAAGTGCCTTACTAACATATCTAACGCTTCATTAACTTTCGTATCTTTAAAATCATCTTTAATATCAGATACAGTATTTTCTATATCTTCTAGCGTAATGTCGTACCAATCACCCATAGATAGACTGTCAATATATCCACCATATCCTCTATCATCACATAATTGTTCATGTATAAAGTTCTCTGCTCCCTCTTGGGAAGAATCGAAAACACCAAACATTCCACTAACTTTTACTAAAAACTCTTCTTCATAATCACTCATATTGCCCTCGCTTCTATTAAGTTATCAATTACAAAGCCAGAATAATCTGTTCTAGCTTTAGCCTTTGCTTTTAGTCCAACAACTACGTTGTCTTCGTCTAAAAATCTCATATCATGTTCATCTCCGTCTATAAC